ACAGCGAGGATCAGTTCCTCCAGTTGGCGGGTGGTCAGGGTGAGCGTATGCATTTCACTATCCTCTCTAGTAGATAAGTCTAATATAGCAGGGGGGTCCGACAGTCTAAGACTGTCCCGAAACGGTAGTGCAGGTAGTCCCGAATTAGTACGGTACTCCATTCCATAGGTGAGTAACAATGTAGTCCCCACGGATCTCGCAAGGGCCACAGGCAACAAAGTTCCAACTGAAATATGACTCATGACAAATCATGCATGTACGCTGCATCTTGCCTTTTTCAGGGCGGGTGGTGAGAACTAGGTTAAGCATGTCATGCCTCTCATTTAGTAGATGAGTACAGCCTAGCATAGGGGACTGACAACGGTCAAAACGTGGGTGAACGTAAGCCATGTACGTAAAGACTATTGTTGGTGGTGCGGGTAAGATCCTAGCCCGCGAAGCGGGCAAAACCTCAAGATTACCTCAAGGTTTGCAATAGGTTTCCTCAAGGCCAAGGGTTGAATGATAGGAAACCTATTAGCATGATAAATGATAATAGGGCTAATACATTGTTTCCTCTATTTGTTAATCGCATTCTATTACTCCGGTTTCGGGATATTGAGGAATGGGTTATTTGTTATTTCGCCGTCTTTTAGTGCAATTAGGCCGGTGTGGATAATTATTTCCCCGTTCCATTCATCGATTATGATTTCTGATTTGGGATATATTTCTTTTACCTCTTTTATGTATTGATCTAATTTCATACCATTACCTCTCTAGTGGGATATACCTTATCGGTAACAGTACCAACCTCAAGGCCGGTATGAATTGTTAATTCATAGTTATCAATAGTGACATATGCATGAGGAAACAATTCCCCTACTAGTTTAGTGAATTCATCATAGGTCATGATTATTCCGCTCCGTTTTCTTTAGCCTTGTCAATTGCCTTATTAATTAGGTAAATCAATTCTTCTGCATCATGGATATCTAGGTCGATATCTTCATCTTCAATTGATACGTTAATTGTGTGTTGGGGAAAGCCAACGACACCGACATAGATACTTGCATGTTTAGTGGTGATATAGGTCATGATTAGTTTCCTTCACAGTCGTGTGCTTCGGTGTGATCAAACTCACAGTAGATGCACCCCATCATCTCATCGCAATGCTCACAGAATAGGGCATCCTGCATCTCACCACAGTGAATGAGGGTGTCGCCTAGTGAGTAGTAGTTAGCGTTAACCTGCACGCGCAGGGGGCGGGAGGTTTCGATGAATTGCATTTTCTTGCCTTTCGTTGTTGTTTGCTTGTGTAGTTAGTATAGCGGAGGGGGTCCGACAGTCTAGAGAGTGGACTATGCCCGACCGTGGTAACGGTCGAACATAGTGGAGACAGACTCAAAAAAACTATAGGCGGGTTCGATCATGTTTGACATATAGTCATCTTCAAGCACCTCATCCTCGCGGATGCGCGTCGCGTCCTGTAGTTCAAGTACGATACGGGTGAGGTTGTCTAGCAATTCCTCAGCCTGCTCTAGGGTCAGGTCAACGCCTGCCGATGAGCGGCTGCCGGTCCAGCGATGACCGATTACCTCAACCTTCACGGTGAGATCGGTTAGGTTGGGGACGGTGTAAACGTCACCTGATTCTACTGCAATGTAGGACATTTTAGTGCCTTTCGGTCAAATCGGACATTTGGTATATCCGGCGGTGTTTTCTTGTGAACCTTACAGGTTCATCCTACCGGACAGGACTGACATTACAAGGGGGAAAGCGCACCATTTTCCTCAAGGTTTGCTCAAGGATATTAATCGAACACCCGTATGGGCGCACTATCTTTTTTTATAATGTTTGCGGGCAGGATGGCATCATACATGAAATTTAGGAATTAACATTTTGTCAATTTAAAAAATGATCTTGAAAGTTGTCTTCAAGTTCGATGTGCCAAGGGAGGGCGGGGAAGGTTGTAGAAATAGAGGTGGTCAGTTTACCTTGTTCGTATATTAAAAATTCGACAGCGGTGAACTGGGAGTTAAATTGGGGGTTTGTATCTGTTTCTATGTAGGCACGCATTAGTTTCCTTCATAGAAGTCATGATCGTCTTCTTCGTACCATTTGGATGTGTCTGGTCGGTATGATGAGCGGTATCTAAAATTTGATAGATTTTTATCAAAGGTGTTGGTGGGTGGAGATTGAATACGTAATTTTTTAAATTCAGTCCATGAGGTATGCGAGCCGGAATTGTAATCTGTCTTTGTATCATACGCCGAAGGCGTCATCTCATTATTAGCAACTTTTATTATTTCTGAATATAAGTCAAAGGATTGTTTATAGAGGGAGGCTAGGTCTTTTTCGTGTTGAGTTATGATTCTGTCTGAATATTTTTTGAATTCTTCTAGTTCGTCTTTTACTTTTATGATTTCTTTATGTACTATGTCGGTGAGGTTCCATAGTATGTTGAGTTTATCATTATGTGTCATGTCCGGCCCTCCTTATTTTTCTAGTTCTCTCTGTATGGTGTAGGTGTGTTCCATGTGACAGTTGAAACAAAGGACACGGCATTTATCTATTTCTTTTAGTATAGTTTTTAACGAGTACCTGTTTCCTTTTACCATATCAGAAATATGTACAATATTTCCTGTTTTAGTGCGATATTTTTCTTCTGGTCTTATGTGATCAAAGGTGAGGGCGGAAGGGTGTTTACGATATCCACACATATCGCACCCTCGTTTTAACTTAATTGAATCAGTTATCACTCGATGTCTTAGTATCATCAATCCTCAAAGCCGGATCAGGTGCAAGCACATAACCCTGTTCATGTAAGTCTTTTAAACCAATAATATCAACATCCATCTTATCGGCTATTAAACATAGTACATCATAGTGACGTAAAGATTGAATGTATAGTCCTGAGAGTATTTCTAACAAGGCTTCAGATTGCTTATCGTTCATCGCTGAAAACCCTTCTTACGCATCAAAATTGGTTGATTGCCATACCGTTTCGACCTCACTCTTCATGCGTTCCAGCATATCATGACCGGGTTTAACCGTATAGTTACAGGCTAAACATTCAAATATAATTCTGTCAAGTTCGTGATTAAAAAAAGGATGCATAGATTCATGATTCTCTAAACAGTCAAAAAAAGGTTTTATCCTACCCTGAACTACAAACTGCCGCCACTGGAAGCAAATATTCGCATCTGTCATATCTATAATCTCTTTCATATATAATAATATTCAGTAAATCTAATATATTTAATATAAATATATATATTATTCAATTATAACGAAGTGTAGCACATGAGAGTTTATCTGGCAGGGTCTTTTGAGTACCAAGATCGAAGAGTAGGATACGGAACTGCCGCCTATCACGCTTACAGATCTTTGAAGAAATTAGGATTAGACGTTCATTGCAAGAAAGTTGATGATAATACTCCTTACGAAGCAGATATAGAAATATATTTTGGTTTTCCCTCAGACTACAAATTCCTATCAAATGGTTACAAAATAGGATATACTCCTTGGGAGTCTACAGAATTTCATCCTGAATGGTATCCTAAGATGAATGCTTGCGACGAAATTTGGACCACTTCTTCTTGGTGCCGCAAAGTTTTCCAAAAAAATCTTCCCGACAAAAAAATATTCCCATATGTGCATGGAATTAATCCAGAATTTAAACCTAAAAAACGTAGGTACGATAAAAATAAACCTTTTACTTTTTTATTTATTGGTGAACCTTATAACCGTAAAGATGGTCCAATGGCTGCCCGTTGTTTCATAGAATTATTTGGTAATAATCCTGAGTATGAATTAATAATTAAAGGAACAAATGCTAATAATATTACAACTAAAAAAAATGGATTTAATGCATCACCCGGAATGCTATATAGCAACATAACTGTAACAACAGATATGCTAAGTCCGGTAGAAATGATTCAACTTTATGAAATGGCAGATGTAGTTATATATCCAACATGGGGAGAAGGATTTGGTTTTATACCTCTTCAGGCAATTGCTATGGGGATTCCAGTAATTACAACTTATGAGTGGTCAGATTACAAAGATCTAATCACAATTCCCATAGATTCTACCATAACCCAAACCCCTTGGCCCACAATTCATCCGGGTCAAATGTACCGTCCAGACGAACAACAATTTAAAAATGCTATGGCAAATGCTAGAAATAATTATGAATATCTTTCTGACCTAGCATTTAAGAATTCTTTTAGAGCGCATGAGCAATTTGATTGGATCAAGGTAACCCGACCCGCTTATGGGAGACTAAAAAACATTTATAAAACTCTTCATTTAGAAGATTGAGCATGTTAGACTAGAAACCTAATTAAAATTCCGAAAGGCCAGTGAAAGACTTATGATTGAAAATCCGTTCCAGAACTTTATTGCTCTATCTCGTTATGCCCGTTGGCTTGAACAACAAAATCGCCGTGAAACTTGGGAAGAAACAGTAGACCGTTACTTTAACTTTATGGTTAATCATCTAGCCACATATAATTATTGGCCCGAAAAAGAACTTGTTGATGAAATTAAGAATGCTGTTCTTACTATGAACATTATGCCCTCTATGAGGGGAGTTATGACTGCTGGTCCAGCATTGGAAAGAGATCATGTTGCTGGTTATAATTGCTCATTTCTTCCAGTAGACTCACCCCGCTCCTTCGATGAAGCCATGTATATTCTTATGTGTGGAACTGGGGTTGGATTCTCTGTTGAATCTGTTTATGTGAATAAACTTCCAGTTATAAACGAACATTTTGAAAATTCAGGCACCGTAATAGTGGTAGAAGATTCTAAGGCAGGATGGGCTAGAGCATTAAGAGAATTACTTGCGATGCTCTGGGCAGGTCAGATTCCTTCATGGGATACTTCAAAAGTACGACCAGCCGGGGCAAGACTCAAGACTTTTGGCGGGAGAGCATCTGGTCCAGAGCCACTTGAAGCCCTTTTTGATTTTTGCATTTACACATTTAATAATGCAGCAGGCCGTAAACTTAAGCCTATTGAGGCACATGACATTATGTGCAAGATTGGTGAAGTTGTAGTCGTAGGCGGCGTACGTCGTTCTGCCATGATCAGCCTTTCTGATCTTAGTGATACGGATATGGCTAAGGCGAAGTTCGGATCTTGGTGGGCGACTGAAGGTCATCGCGCTCTTTCTAATAATTCTGTTGCTTATACAGAAAAACCTTCTATGGCTGATTTCATGGAAGAGTGGAAGAATCTTTATGACTCTAAGTCTGGTGAACGCGGGATTTATAACATTAAGGCTGCTCAGATGCAGGCTTCTAAGTATGGTCGCAGGGACGATAATATTCGTTATGGTACGAACCCTTGTTCGGAAATTATTCTTAGACCTTACCAGTTCTGTAACCTTTCAGAAGTTGTAGTTCGTGAGAATGACACTCCAAAGTCTATGGTTAGAAAAGTGCAACTTGCTACCATTCTTGGAACTTGGCAATCCACTCTTACTGATTTTAAGTATCTTCGCAAGATCTGGAAGCAGAATACTGAAGAGGAAAGACTTCTAGGAGTTTCTATTACAGGTCAGTTTGGCAATAAGTTTTTCTCAGGTCAGGACGGATTAGATAAACTTTCAAAAGTTCTTGAAGATCTGCGTTTGGTTGCTGTAGAAGCAAATAAGTCTGAGGCAGAGAAACTTCATATTAATCCTTCTGCTGCTATCACCTGTGTTAAGCCTTCTGGTACTGTCTCTCAGTTGACTGGCGTTTCTTCAGGTATGCATCCTTGGCATAGTCAGTATTACGTTAGAACCGTTCGTGGTGATAAAAAAGATCCACTAACTCGTTTCCTTCAGGATTCTGGTGTTCCAGCAGAAGATGATGTGATGAAGCCCAATGATACTACTGTGTTTTCATTTCCAGTTAAAGCACCTTCTAATGCTGTTTTTAGGGAAGATTTGAGTGCCGTAGAGCATCTAGACATTTGGCTTGTTTATCAGCGTGCTTGGTGTGAACATAAGCCTTCTATCACGGTTTCTGTTAAGGATCATGAATGGATGGAAGTTGGAGCATGGGTCTGGAAACATTTTGATGAAGTTTCTGGTATATCATTCCTTCCTTATTCAGAGCATACTTATAGGCAGGCACCCTATCAGGAAATTAATAAAGACGAATATGACAAATTGGTCAAAGAATTTCCTCGCAACATAACTTGGGAAATGCTTTCTTTATACGAAACAGTGGATAGCACAACTGGGACTCAAGATCTTGCTTGTTCAGCCGGTGCCTGTGAAATTGTTGATATTACATCACAATCAACTTCTCCCGCATAGTTCCTTGCATGATGTAGAATATTAATATAATATTTTAAATTTTATAACGAGGTAATTGTGTCTTATACATTATTGGTACAAGGTTCTAAGCCGTTAGGCTATTGGAAACTGAATGGTACAGGAATTGCTACAGTTGGTTCTAATGCAAATGTAAGTAATGGAATTTATACAACACCTCCATTGATTTCAAATTCTGGATCTTCTCTTTTAGTCAATAAAACTTCTTCTTCTGTAACTATAAACAATGTTTATGATGGATTTTATAGAAATTTTGATGACACCACTACTCAAATAGAGTTTTGGTTTTCTTTTAATGGAACATTAAATGGAAATGGTTATCCCGGCAGTTTGAGTTCTGCTTCACAATACTATGTAAATAATATTTTAAAAATTGTAAAAATAATGAATGGTTCTACAGAGATTGGTTTAATCTATTATGATTACAGTAAAAATACTTTTAGATTTAAAATAAATGGTGTTAACAATACTGAGGCATATATACCTGTTAGAAATTTACACACAAATTTTTATATCTTGGCGGGGTTCTCAAATAAAAAAATAACAATAACTGTTAATGGGGAAGATGGAGTGTCTGGTTTTGCTTATGATATATCATCATTTCCTTCGAAAACAACAACTAGTACATATCAAATAGATGGATCTTCAATAAATGATTCTTCTAAAAATTTTGTTGTAAGTGATTTTTCTATTTATAATTATTTTTTGAATAAAGATCAGCAAAGACGTAGAGTGGTTATAGGTTTTTTGCCAGATAAACCTACGTCAATAACATCTCAACTAGAATCTTCTCTTTTTAATTTTTATGAAAGAGATTATCAAGTACTCGTAGACAAATATATTACGGGTAATTTGTTTAATTCTGAGGGAATATATAAAAATAATATAATTATTGATGAGATTGAGGGAATACAATATAAAAGAATTCCAAAATTTTTTATTAGCGATTTTACTCCTAGTGGTTCAGTAATAATAACTTCTTCTGGCGTTAAAATGGCAAATAATGTTACTGCATTACAAATGTCAAAATATGGAAATCTTTTTTCTGGAGAGAGTTATAAAACTATAACTGCTCAAATTTCTGGAGTTGTAGGTTCTTTAAATACAATATTTTCTTTACCTGAAGTAATTGATAATCAATCAACAATTTATGTATATGCAGCAAGTAATGGTTTTTATTTAAATTCTTATGATCCCGTTACTTCGACATCTTCTAATATTTTTACATTATCAACAAATTTAAATAGTTCAAGCGTTTATAATTTTGGTCTATCCATCTGGGGAGAGAATATATATTTGTATGGAGCGGGAATAACAGCAAGTGGTACCATAAACAATTTAAAAATAAATCCATATACTTCAATTTATGTAGGCAACAATCCTTATTCTACTTCTGCAAACAATATTTATATTAAAAATTTAGGAATGAATAACATAAATCAAACAACTTTTTCTGGATATGATTTTACAGAAAATAAAATGTTTATGTCTAGATTCAACACAGATTTTTCTGTATCACAAATATCTACATGGATAACCAATATACCTTTATCACATTTCAACTCAGATATAGTCGGTAGTAAAGTTTTTTGGACATCGATGGATAATTGTATGGTTCAATATTCACAAGATGGGACTACTTGGTCAAATATTTTTTGTGGAGAACAATTACCTATAAATTATAATACATTAAATAATGACATTTTATTAAAAGTAACTGTTCCTTATGAATATGAAATAGAAAATGTTAATCAATCATTTAGTAATTTGAACATAACTCTTTATAGAGACTTATCGTTTGTAACTATGGATGGTAAATATTTAATACAACCTTTAACAGATAGTTCTGGTCAACATTCGTATGCCGTTAAGAAAAATCCAGAGCCAATTTTGAACCGTCTAAATAAATTTGGCCTGCATTTTGATAGATCTTCTGGTACTAGCGATGGTTATGCTGTCATTACTCCAACGTCTAGTGCTTATCAGCCATACGCTATAGATTTTTGGTTTAAAGCAGATGCTTGGCCCCAAAATCAAAATTATATTTTAGATCAAGCAAATGGTGGCGGTTCTCATCCATCTATGTATATTGAACAAAATACCGGACATCTAAGATATGGTTCTGGAAGCGTATATGTAAATGGAATTTATTATCAAGACAATAGCAATAGTTTTAGTGCATCAACTGGTCAGTATTATCACTTTTTTTATGATTTTGGTGGTCCAGCCGCTAGTTCAATTTATATAAATGGAAAATATCAAAATTCTTCATTTCATACACATGCTTCATATGGATATATTAATTTGTGGAATAGTCAGGTATCTCCTTCAACAGCATCTAGCAGGTATCTACATTTTATTTCAAATAATATACAGGTAATAAATGATACTCCAAGTCAATTATGGCAATCAAGTTATTATAACGATGCGTTAACAAGTGTTTCTTCTTATAAAATTGGTTAGCATAGTAACAAAAATTACACTTTAGAACAATTAAATGGTAAAATTGTTGACATGGTGAATAAAAGAGTTACGCAAGTAGAAGAAGTTAATTATGGCCTCTATCTTTGGATGATGCCGGACGGATTAGTTTGTGATGAAGATGGGAATTATTTAAATATTGCCTCTATGAAGGGGGATATTAGAAAAATAAATAAATTAAAAGAAGCAGCAAAATATTATGGTTTAGAAGAAGGAAAGCCAGTTTGGTTTTCGGGACATCGGCAAGTTACTGATGAAGAGTATGAAGAACAAAAAAATAGGTTAGAGTGGGGACTTATTCCAGATGAACTTGATGTCCCTGCCATTAAAGAAGATTTAGACGAAAAAAGAAAAATGGGGATACTTTGACATCATTAATTCCAGTAGAAGATTATGACGATGATGAAAATCAATTAATAAAGGTTTCTTTAGGGACACAAAGTTCCAATTTGCTTTCTGAGTCCAGTTTTGATGATCCTTTTAACAAAAATTGGGATGAGTTAAGTAAATTAGAAGGTTTAAGCCCTAATTTTAAAAGAAAAGCAACAAGATTACAGAAAGCATATACGGGTTTAGATGATGCAAAGTCAAAAAAACTAGATCCGCTTGATCTAACTGGCTATTCTTTATTTCAAATTGTTCAACCACCATACAACTTGATGTATTTGGCCCAACTTTATGACATTTCACCTTTCCACCATGCTGCAATTAACGCAAAAGCAGCCAATGTCGTGGGACTTGGATACCATTTTGAAGAAACCCCTAAAACTTTAGGCAAAATTGAAGATGTAATGGATGATGATAAAAAATTAGAAAAACTTCGTAAAAGAATTGTTTCTGCAAAAACAGAATTAAGAGATTATCTTGAATCACTAAACTCTGATGACAGTTTTTTGTGGATTATGAAGAAAATTTATATTGATTTAGAGACTTGTGGCAATGCTTACATGGAAATTGGTCGAACATCTACTGGAAGAATTGGATATATTGGTCATATTCCTACTGTTACTATGAGAATCCGCCGCCACCGTGACGGATTTGTTCAAGTTGTATATAATCGTTACACATATTTCAGAAATTTTGGAGATACAATAACTCAAGATCAAATTGGTACAGATCCACAACCAAACGAAGTAATTCATTTTAAAACTTATACTCCAACAAACACATATTACGGAGTTCCTGATATTTTGTCAGCAAAAAATGCAATCGCCGGTGATGAATTTGCTTCAAGGTTTAATCTTGACTATTTTGAGAATAAGGCGGTGCCTAGATACATTATTACTGTAAAGGGTGCTAAGTTAAGTGGAGATTCTGAAAGAAAACTACTTGAATTCTTCCAAACAGGACTTCGCGGTAGAAATCATAGAACTTTGTATATCCCTTTGCCTTCAGATGGAGAAAACTCTCGCGTAGAATTCAACATGGAGCCAATTGAGGCAGGCGTTCAGGATTCTTCATTCAGGAACTATGCTATTGAGAATCGTGACCGCATCCTTTTTGCAGATGGTGTTCCTATTTCTAAAATTGGTTCCCCGAATGGTGTAGGTAACGCCGCTGCAATGGCAGCAGATAAAACTTTTAAAGAACAAGTTTGTCGTCCGGCCCAAGATGAACTTGAACGTAAAATTAATCAAATAATTAAAGAGTTTACAGATGCTTTTATTCTTGCATTTGACGAATTGACATTGACCGATGAACTTACACAAAGTAAAATTGATGAATCACAACTTAGAATGCAAGTTCTGGTACCCAATGAGATACGTGTTCGTAAAGGTCTTACTCCGCGCCCCGGTGGGGATGCTCCAGTTCAATTAAATGCTCAGCAGGGCGCTGAAGAAAGAACTCAGGCTTCTGGTAATAGAAATCGTGATCAGCAAAGAAGTATGAACCAATCTTCAACAGATGGTGAACGAAATCCTAAAGGTGAGGGTAGACGAGTAGGATAAATTTTGATTTGTTAAAATTTATTGTTACTATTAACTCAAATGGACATTAACAAGGTTAATTGGACAAATAGCAAAGAAAAGATTAATATGGCTTTTCCAATTGCTAAAGTCAATAAAGACAAAAGAACTGTTTCAGGGTTTGCGACCCTTGATAATATTGATCGTCATGGTGACATCGTAACTCCCGATGCCAGTGAAAAGGCTTTTAATCGTTTTCGCGGTAATTTAAGAGAAATGCATCAGCCAATTGCAGTTGGCAAAGTAGTTTCGTTTGAAACACAGGATTTTATTGATAAAGAAACGGGTAAATCTTATAAGGGCATCTATGTTGATGCCTATATTTCTAAGGGTGCCCAAGACACATGGGAAAAAGTATTGGATGGTACGCTTACCGGCTTCTCTATTGGCGGTAATATTGTTGAAGCCTCATACGAACCCGGTGATTCAAAAGACGACACCAGAGTTATTAAAGATTATGAGTTAATGGAACTCTCGCTTGTGGATAATCCTGCTAACCCTCTTGCAACTATTTTTTCTATTCATAAGAATGAAGATGGTATTTTGATGAAGGGAATGGCAACCGAAATTACAGTTGAAAATGTGTTTTGGTGCAAAAATGATCAAATGGCTACTACTTCTGAAATTGATAATAAAGATTGCGTTATTTGTGGTGATCCAATGTCAACAATTGGATGGGTTGAAAGTTCAGATGTAACTAAATCAGAAACTGTAAAGAAATTTGTTCAGGCTCAATTTAAAAAAGATGATGCTGGTGGTCCAACTCATGCAGCAACAACAAGAGATGGTGACGCTGCAACTAATTCAAACGGGACAATTGATAGCAATGAAACTATTAACACGTATCCCGATCAGAATCCCATTAAGAAGGCCGATAGTTTATCTACGGGTGATTTTGTAAAGTGGGGATCTAGCGGTGGAACTGCTTATGGTAAAATTACTAAAATAGTTAAAAATGGAAGTTATAAAGTTCCTGATTCTTCATTTACGATTAATGGTGATGAAGAAGATCCTGCAGCAGTGATTAAAATTTATAAAAAAACAGAAAAAGGTTTTGTGCCGACAGATAAAATTGTTGGTCACAAATTAAGTACTCTTACAAAAATAAAAATTAAAGTTAATAAGAGTATTGATGAAAAAATAATAAATAAAGGAGGCAATGAAATGGCAGACGAAACTAATTTAGTTGAGGCCGCTCCGGTCGAAGAAGTGGCAGAAGAAGCCGTTGTAGAAGTTTTTGAAACCGTTGAAGAAGAGGCTGTAGAAAAGGCCGCAACCGTTTCAGAACTCCCTGTAGACGAACTAGATTTTGCTAAGATGGTTGATGGACTCAAAGTTGACCTTGAAAATGCAATTAAGAAGAATTACGTTGATGCTACTAACGCAGCACAGGATGTACAGAAATCAGTTGATGATTTTAACCTAAACATTCAGAAGTCAATTGATGACTTTGGTTCAAAGATCACAGATCTTTCAAACAATGTCGCAGAGGTTACTCACAAACTTTTAGACCTACAGAAGCGCGTCGATTCCTTTGAATCAGCAACAGCAGTAAAGAAGTCTGGTGAAGTCGAACAGGCTTCAACAGATAATAATAAAATAACAAAGAGCATATGGAACGGGCATTTCCTCAACGCACGCGATCTATGATCTTAGATTGTATAATTTAATATAAATTTTAAAAAAAAGGTAGGTGAAAAAAATATGAGCAACGAACTTTTACAAAAAGTTATTGATACTGGTAATCTTGGGTCTACTGTAAACCCAAACCTTTCTGGTGATGGTGTAACCAACTCCGGTAATGGTCTTCTTTACCCTGATCAAGCAAATAGATTCCTTGACTACATGTGGGATGCTACAATTTTGGCAAAGTCTGCACGCACTATTCGTATGCGTTCAAATACTACTGAAATTGATCGTGTTTCCGTAGGTCAGAGAATCATGACAGTTGCATCTGAAGATAATCCAAGAGATTACGCACAGGGAACAAACAGCATCGCTGCCGGTGCGCTTTTCTCAAAGATCTCTCTAACAACTCGTAAACTACGTCTTGACTGGGAACTTTCAGCAGAAGCACTTGAAGATAACATTGAAGGTCCAGATCTTGAAGATCACATTGCACGCTTGATGGCAACACAGGCTGGTAATGATATTGAAGATGTACTAATTAACGGTAACACTTCACAGTCAGGTCTTTATGGTGCTTTCAGCGGTTTCCGTGCCCTCGCAGTAGCAAATGCACACGTTGTTGATGCTAACGCAACGGGCCTTGACCGCACCGTTTTCAACAATGCAATCAAGGCTTTACCCCGTAAATACAAGCAGCGCAGAAATCAGTTGCGTTTCTTTGCCGGTTCAAACTTAGTTCAGGACTACCTTTACAATTTGACCGCAATGAGTACCGGAGGATTTACTCCATTCGATATCGCTTCTCCAATTCTTCGTGGTGATGTCGCTGCAAACGATGGTGGACCGGGTACAGTTACCCCATTCGCCTTTGGCATTCCAGTTATCAACGTACCGCTTATGCGTGAAGATCTTGCAAAGGATGGTGTTCCATCAGCAACTGTTTCAACATCAGGTGCATTGCATGGTGATGTACATCTTACATTCCCACAGAACTTCATCGTTGGTATTAAGCGTGACGTTGTTGTTTACCGTTTGTTCCAGCCCAAGAAAGACACAATTGAATATACTCTATTCATTCGTGTTGGCTGTGCAATCGAAAACTATGACGCACATGTCATTGTTAAGAATGTTCTCGTTGCAGGTTCAGCACCAGCATTTGGTTCTTCCTTCAACACAAGCAATGCTTCAGGTATTACTGGAGGTTCAAACACCTCTCCATATACCACTACATTCTAATAAGAATGAAACTAGGCAAGGGAGGCGAAAGCCTCCCTTGTTTGGTTTCTGATATAATTTCTTATAAAGGAAGGAAATAAAATGTCTTTTAAAGATCTTAAACTATCAGAACTAAAGGTAATCGCAGAAAGTTTTGGCGTAGAGGTTCCTGAAAAAATTACAAAGAATGCAGTGATTCTTTTACTGCAAGAAGAAGGTGTTTCTTATCAGGATTATGAAAGATTTGCCAAAATTGAAAATGAAAATTTGGAAATACCAACGGAAGAAACTCAACCTCTTATTTTAAAGAATGAAAAGACCATTCTTGTAAAAATGGATAGAGCAAATTTTTCATATCAAATTGGTCCAGTAACTTTCACAAATGAACATCCTTTTATGGCAGTTCCAGAAAGTTTTGCACAGCAAGTGTTTGATCATCATGAGGGTTTTCGTCCAGCAACCCCAAGAGAGGTTCAGGAGTATTATTCCTAATCTGGAGGTAATTTAATTGCAAGAAATTCATAGTGGTGCTACAGATAAAATACAATTAGTTATTTACCGTGATGGTAATAAGGTAGATGCTGATGGAACTGTTACGGTACAAATATATAATGCAGATGATTCTAATAAAACTGTTATTGTTTCAGGCTCTGCATATAATGAACCATACTTGGGACTATACAGTTTTGAAATTGGACCATCTGTAACTTCAATTAATAGAGTTTTAAAAATAATTTGGTCTTATTCTGTAAATGGAAATTCTACAACAGAAACTAATTATGTTGAAATTGTTACGCCTTACGCAACAGTTTCAGATATTATTGATTACTATGGTTTTGGAACTCGTCCACAAGACAATAATTATAAATCTCATGCTCAAATAACTAATATGGAAAAACTTGCAAGAACTGTTATTAATGGTTACACTGGACAACAATTTTCTTTAAGATATGGATCTCAGGAAGTTACTGGGAATGGTTCAGACGCCGCATGGTTAACAGAACCTATTCAGTCTATAGATTCAATTTATGAAAATGGTACTATGGTTTATAGTGCATCTAATGGAAGCGTAAAATACAATACTTTTGGTTTTGATTTAGAGATAACTCAGACTAGCAAAGTTGTTAGAATTGTAAATAATTCATGGGATGTTCGATACGATAATCAGGTTGACCCCACAGTTCTTTATTATGGAAGATTTAGAAATCAATCAAGATATAAGTTTACTGGATTAATTGGTTGGAATTATGTTCCTCAAGATGTTAAACTTGCTGCAATTTTACTTGCTGGTGATTATATGTCTAACGATTCCGCTTGGAGAGTTAAATATCTTAATAAAATTAGCATGAGTGAAGTTTCATTTGAGATGAAAGCCGGTGCTTATAATGGAACTGGTAATCTTATTGTTGATAATATTCTTGATCAATATCGTAATGTTGGGATTGTTATTATTTAATGATTAATTCATTCATTGGCAGTATTATGAATATGACCGCTGAAATATATATTCAGCAAAATACTCAGGCTGATAGTGGAAATGTTACTAGACAATGGGTTTATGATAAAACATTAGACTGTAAGATAGAGCCAATTAAATCTGGCGGCGCCCTTGGTCGTTCAGATAATAAAACATTTGATTATGGATCAGACAATTCTTATCAAGAAAGATTTCAACTAAAAATGAAATCTCCTGAACCATTAAGCCGTAGATGGAGGGTTTCTGGGATAAAAGATATTTCTGGTAATTCTATTTATAAAGAAATTGATAGGTATGGTCAACCGGACATGATTTTTGACGTTACTGCATCCCATGCAGAGTTGGACCCCTTTGGCAAAATTAGTTATTATGAAACTACTATTCAGAGAGTTATGGTTCAACAAAATGATTCAAACAGTGGTTCCTAAATCTAATTTTGATGCAGTATCAGTATCGATTAATTCTAAAATTAAACAAATGGAATTAATTATCAGTCCAAAATCTCTTACTGAAATATCTAAAGCAATATTTACAATAACAACTAAAAAGTTTTTAAAAGATTTGTCTATTGCAGCATTGCAAGATCCCAAAAAATACCATCATCTTTATGAATGGGGATACGTGGGCAAAGAAACTAGAAAACTTTTTCTGTTAAAAAGGTCTTCTGTTAAGTACGGCAATTTAATAATAGATATTATCCCTCTTAAGTCAACAAAACCTGTTCCTATTTCACAAGCATTGCTTCAACCCGGCTCAACGGGTAAAATTGTAAAAACAAAAAGTATTTTTAAAAATAAAATGGAAATAATGGAAGAAAATATTCCTATTTATATGATAACTAAAAAAACTGTTGTTTTTAGTCCAGATAACAGAGAAATAATTTTTGTCCCAGCAGGCAAAGTAATTAATATTTTAAATCCGGGCGGTAAAAAAACAACTCATGCCTTAAGAGATTTTAGTAAAATTTGGTACGACACAAAAGCACCTTTAGTAATACAAAATTCTAGATTAATTCAACAAATTGGAAATGAAGTAGCAAAAACAATTAATATTCAAGGATCTTCACCTCAAATGGTGTATGAAACAATTAAAAAAGTTACTTCAAGTTATTCTCAGGATCGTGATGTTGTATGACAGACTATAGTTCTTTAGCAGTTTATGATATAAGAAAATATATTTGGGATGAATTGCAGTCTGCTGGCATTTTAGACCCTCAAGATTATTATGCAGATGGTTTTGACATGCCACTAATTCCCATTATTCCATCTCAACAAATTCCAGAATTTAATAATCTTCTTCCAACTGCTACTTATTTAATTTACGACTATGAAGTTCTTCCAACATCAGAAATGTGGTGGATGACACATGAAAATTTAGAATTAATGATAGTATCTCTATATCATGACAAAATAAATACAATTTTAAACTTCTTGTTCGATTTATTTCGCAGATATGATGAATCCGCAAAAGACATATTTAAATCATCAACAATCTTTTCAAATAATTTTGAGTTTAAATATACTGCGGTAGAATCAGTAAAAGCACCCACTCCTTTCAAAAACGAAGGTGGACTTATGGTAGGTCATATAAACATTCAATATGGATACTGCAGGAAACTTGATTCTACCGGCAGATTTGCCTAGAATGCATTTAGAAACTAATCTGCTATCATAATAATGAGGAAATGCAATAATCATATCTTTGAAGAAAGGTAGGTGAAATAAATAATGGCTGCTTCACAGAAAAATATTCTCGTCGGTGCTGCCCGTCTATGGGTATCATTCGGCACAGGCTCAAACCGTCCCGGTCTAGCAGATGCTTCTGCCTTCCCTTGGACTGTAAATGTATCTGGCGGATCTCAGTCAAATAGTCATGCTGCTAACGCTTCTTCTGTTTCCACCGCTTCATTTTTGAATAACACTGCCTCCACAATGTGGAGAGAACTAGGTTTTACTAGTACAGGTGTTGATGTTTCTTATGAACCCGGTTACTCAGATGTTGTTGTTGATCAGTTGCTTGATGCTGCTCGTCTATTCCAGCAGAGTCTCAAGATCGTAATTAAGACTGAACTTAATGAAGGCACGTTTGAAAACATGAACTTTGTTTGGGGTCAGCAGGAATCCGTACTTAATGTCGGAACTTCTGCTGCGTCTGCTGGTGCAATCCAGCAGTACGGTCTTGGAACTGCTTCAGCAGTTCAGCAGTTGAACATTAACGGCGGCGCACTTGGTATTGCACCAGTAGAGCGCTCTCTCGTTTTTGTTGGTAATGCTCCCGGCATTATGGGTGCAACATCTGGCTCAGGTCAGACTCCATATCCAACAAGCGGTTCAACAGTTGCAAATACATACACTGGTTCTGATGTATCTGCTAAGAGAACTAAGGAACGTGTTTACGTTGCACGCCGTATTGTTCAGGAACAGACTACAGCACATGCTCTCAAGCGTGACGCTGCAACTGTTTTCCCAGTATCATTCCGCGCACTTCCAGACGTTGATCGTACGGAAGCCGGTGGTTCTGAATATGGCTTTATCATTGATAGAGTCTACGGCTGATATATTCTTATATCGTACAAATGCCCCCGTTTTCACAAACGGGGGTATTTGTATTTTATAAGTAAATCTTGATATAATCAAGTAGAGAAAACTGGAGGCTATAAATGGCAAACACCGTTTATGAAGTTGTTGATATTCAACTTTCCAATGGCGAAGAAATTAGCGTTCGTCCATTAACAATTAAGAATTTAAAGAAATTTACAAAGGCTATTGCAAAACTAGATGATGAAAATGTAAAAACTGAAGATGATGCTCTAGATGTTTTTATTGAAGCAGGCATGGTTTGCATGGAGCAATTTTCACCAGAATTAGCAAAAGATAAAGAAAAATTTGAAGATGTTATTGAAGTTCCAACCCTAATGAAGATTCTTGAAGTTGCGGGGGGTCTTAAGTTAAACGGTGACCCAAATCTCGCGGCAACGGGTCTAGTTGGGATGAATTAGACCTCGTTGCCTTAGAAGCAGAGGTCTTCCTTCTAGGCAGATGGAAGAACTACGAGGAACTTGAAGAAAGTCTTTGTTTTGAAGAATTAATAGCAACCATAAATGCTATTAGAGAAAGAGAAAATAAAGATAGGAAATTCCTTGCCGCCCTTCAAGGGATCGACATGGATGAGGTTGAATTGGAACAGCAGGAAGCAAAACAGGATGTATTAACCTTAACTGGTCGTCAGGCCGCTGAGTCGGGTTTTGGCATTGGCATGGGTCTTGGCTTCATGAATGTTGATGGTGCTGATCAAGTATGAGTCAACGTATAGATTTTGAAATAGTTGGTAATGCTAATTTTGCTGCAATTTATGCTCAATTAGATAAACTTAAAGTTTCTATTGCTAGCCTTAACAATCAAAGTATTGGCGCTGGTTTTACCAAAGAACTTCAAGCCGGTCTTAAAAATGCTGAAAATTCTTTTCTAACCACTGTTAATTCTTTAAGAGGTATGCAGGTTGAAACGGTAAGAGTTTCAGATGCTACCGGACGTTTAACAGAACAATTCGTAAAGGGTAAATTTACTACTTCTCAATATTTTGATATTTGGAAAAATCGTTCTAAAGAAACTATCCCTTACCTTAATATTATTGCTCAAGCGCAAGCAAAAATTTCTGAGTCTTTTGTAGTTCCTAGTGCTGCTAGGTCTGGGTATGCTCAAGTAATTACTGATATGGGTTCTGTTGCTCAAAAGAGTGCTGTAGCAACAATTCAACAACAGGCTTATAACACAGCAATGATGGATGCAAGTAATAAAATCATTAATTTTGGTAAGAATACTCAGTGGTCCGGTCGTCAGTTGATGGTTGGTTTCACCGTACCACTAGCCGCCGCTGCTGCGGGCCTTGCAAATATGTATTATCAAGTTGATAAGAATATGCAAATGCTTCAGCGTACTTATGGTGTTGGCGGTGCTGCTGGACAAGCATTTACTAAGGCTCTTCCTTCACAGGCGGAACTTGATAAAATTAAAACTCAAGTTCAACAAATTAGTCAGGAAATGGCTAATATGTATGGGCAGAGCGCCCAAGAAACTACATCGGTTGCAGCGGCACTTTCTGCTGCTGGTTATACACAAAATCAATTAGTTAATTTAACTAAAACAGTTTCCCAAGCGATGGTACTAGGTGAAACAGATATGCAATCGGCAATGAAAGCCACCATTTCTCTCCAGACTGCTTACAGGTTAAGCACAAGCCAAACTGCCGATGCTATGAACTTTTTTAGTGCTGCTCAAGCAGCAACTAGCACAACAATGAAAGATTTGATTGATGCTATACCTCGCGTGGGACCAATTGTACAAAATTTGGGTGGAACGTATAAAGATACCGTCGCCTTTCTTGTAGCCATGAAAGAAGGCGGTGTCGGAGCATCAGATGGTGCTAACGCGCTTAAAAACTCTTTGCAAAGACTAATTGTTCCAACAAAAGCAGCAGTCGCATCGCTCATGTCATATGGAATTGATTTACCAAAAATTGTAAAAGATAATACTGGCAATGTTGTTGGAATGGTTGAATCTCTTCAAATGGCGCTGGATAAATTACCGGCACTTGCACGTCAGCAAGCGATCACAGAATTATTTGGTAAATTCCAAGCAGCACGTATCACCGCCCTGCTTGATAATTTTAATAGAACTGGTACACAGTCAGCAAAAGTTATGAACATGATGAGCCTTAGTTCTAAAGAACTTACAGACATCGCTAATCAACAAACAAATATACTTCAACAGTCTAGCGCGGGTAAATTTAAAATAGCCGTAGAGAGCCTTAAAACATCCTTGTTGCCTATTGGACAAGCATTCTTAGACTTAGCAACAAAAGTTATAAATGCTGCAACATCAATTGTAGATATTTTTCAAAAACTTGGTCCACTTAAATATATAATTGGCGGGATTTTCGGTGGCGCAGCAATTCTTGGCCCCATTATCATGTTCTCTGGCCTCATGGCGAACCTTGTTGGACAAGTGTTTAAACTTACAAATATGATGAGAATGTTCAAAGAAGGGGCAAGTTCGGGTGGTGGATGGACTAATCCAATTAAGGCAATACAAAGCGGAGTTTCAGGACTTGCTAATTACTTTGCGGAAATTGATAAAGCACAATTAGCATCATCTAAATTAAGTGAAACTGTAAGTTCTCAAATGGGAACTCAGGCTAAGATGCTTGATTTATTCAATGTTGCCCTAACTAGATATACACAAAACATTGAAAGACTTATGCAGATTGAACGTGGTGGCATCCCGCCAATTATGGGTGGTCCCGGCAGTCCCGGTGGACCTACTGGAGGAAACCCAATTGGTGGTGGACCTTACATAGTCCCATCGGGTGGCGGTGCGAGCGGAGCAAGAACTCCTGAACAAATTCTTGCTAATACTGGTTATGTAAACACTTTCTTTGTGAGGGGTAAAGATGAAAGTGGCAAAGATATTAGGCGCAACCTTTTAGAGCAGACAGATCTTGGTCCAGTAGGAGGAGTTACTTTCTCTCACGGTTTAGCGAATGAAATAACTCAAAATATTATGGGTAGCCGTTCTATAGTGCCCGGAATATTTACAAATACTCCACAAGGTAAAGAAATTAATTTAAAAAATCAAGATCAAACATTACCTCTTATTCCCGCACACATGATGACAGATGACATCATCGCAGCAGTATTGAAAGAATTAGGAATAACGCCTCAAGGACCACTTTCAGCATATGGTAAAGAAGTAAGTTCTATAACTGCTGTAAAACAGTCCGGCGATCAATTAGCACAATTAAGGGCTTTAAAACAAATAGAGGCTAGTAATCCGAATGCTGTTACAGAATTTAAATCTATAGCGAAAAATGGTGCAAGTTATGAAGATGCAGATAATTGGTTTAAACAACAGTTAGGTCCAGATCAATGGGCAGATATGCGTCGAAGGGCTATGTCTGATGTAAAGGTTGCATATGATCAAGCATTTAGTTCTGTTGAAGCATCAATTAAGTCTTCTGGTCGTACCGGGGTAGGTCCAGAAAACTTTAGGGCAATTGCTACTAATTTTTATACATCAACTTCTCACCTGTTTTTAGAGCAATATCGCGGTATGAGTATGGCAATGCAGAATGCTCTTACGGTTACTTCAACTCAGACTGGAGAAAAACTTGCCGATACCATAAGAGATTCTATGAAAAGCACACTTGCCCCAGCAATGATTAATAGTCTAGCCGCATCTTCTAATGGAATCGAATTTCTTGGTAATGCATATCAGGAATTGGGAAATACTGTAAAAAATACTACTCAAAAAATGGCTGCGGAGGCGACGGCCCTTGCAGAAAAAATTAATTTGATTGCTGCTGAATCAATAGTAGGCGCGTCGGGCGCAGTTTTAGTTCCCGGTGGAATTGGAAAATCTACTATAAAAAATGTTCCGGGAATTAAAAATTTCCCTAGATTTGCTAATGGCGGTAAAATTTATGGACCGGGTGGCCCTAAAGACGATCTTATTCCAGCAATGCTTTCTAACGGAGAATATGTTGTTAATGCAGCGGCAGTAAGTCAATACGGCAATGGTTTCTTAGATGCAATAAATACTCGCAAATTTGCTGATGGTGGAAGGGTAGCAAATACTAATTATGAAAACGCTCCTGCTCAAATTTCACCAACAACAAATCAATTTTTAACTACTCCAAAGTATGCTTCAGGGAATATGGTTCAGGATGTTTCCCGCGATATGCTTTATAACCCATCAATGGGTTATGCTAATGGCGGGAATGTGAGAAGAAAAGATTCCTTTACTCATCACAGACAGTTTGAGTATCATCCTCGTAAATATAAATATGATTTAGGTGGTATTGCTAAGTTTCCTCTTGGTGGTTCTAATATACCTAATCCTCCTGCTTCAAATAATGTTTTAACTACAAGTCCAGCCGCTTGGAAGGAAGCCATTGCAGTTTCTCCACCAAGTTACGGAGAAAGTTTAATTGATGCTTTTGGTTTAACGGACTCTTTAGGTAGAAGGTTGACCTTTGAACAATTGCAGAATGCCTCTGTTGCTGAATTAGAAATATTAATGACTCATGCAAGTCATATACGTCAATTAAAAGATATATCATGGTTAGATCCAGAAGAGGCAAAAAAAAGACAAGACGACCTTAAGAAAAGAATTGAAAATTGGGAAGAAGAAGGAAAAGTAGGCTCTAAGCCACAGTTATCAGAATTAGATAATGCATTTGTGTTAGATGCAGCAATGATGACTCCATATCAACATAATATGCTAATGACAGATTTGGAATATACTTTAAAAGATAATAGCCCAAAAACTCAAGAGATAAGAGATTTAATTGAAAGTAAAAAAGATGGTGTATATAAGCCTATGCTTGATGCAATTGCTCGCGGAGGACAGTTCTCTGCTGATCAAGCGGGATTTTTAGAGGCTCAAAGCCTTGCACGATTTATATCAGATGTTGAAATGCATCAAAAAACGGGAAAGGAAATGTTTATTGGTCAAAGGCTTACAAATTTAAGTTCTCAGTCACAAGCAATTCCTGCAACAAAACAATTTTTAGACAATATGCTTTCAACTGGAGAAGATTTATTCATTGAAAGATCAAAAGCATTAGTTCATTATGCAAATATAATTAAATTTTCTGGAACAGATTCTGTCGCAGGGGAATCAAACTTAAAATTCCCATCAGAAATGTTTAGTCTTGAAGAAGAATTAGCCCTTTCAAAAATTTCTAATCCAAATTCTCGTACTTTCTCTATGGTCGGTCGCCCAGCAGATATAATTAATGGAACTGGATTTGAAAATGCTAAAACAGTAATTTCAATAAGTCCCAAAATTTTATCAGAAGAGATAGATATTAAAAATAATTATCTTAAAGATGCGTTAAATAAAATAAAATCAGTACTAAAGTTTGATTTTACGCCTGCTGCAAACGGTGGTTTTATTTCTAAATTCTCTACAGGTAATTTTGTGGGAGGATATTCAGAAGAAGCATTAAATGGATTATATAATTCCATAGGTCGTACCGCCCCGGATTTTGTTAAATCAATGACAGAAACTCAATTGCAAGAATATTTGTTATCTCCTGCAAGTCCTTTTTATGGAAATAAGGTGGAAGAATTTTTTGCTACTCGTTCTGCGGGAGAAGTTGGAAGAGTAGACAAAAACTTTAAAGAAGGTTGGAAAGATTTAGGATTAAATAGACAATATGATGATAACTATGATCCTACAAGAGATTATTCATCTAATAAGTTTTATTCTGACATGGGTGAGCAACCACAAATAGTTACTTCTACTCAAAATTTATCTAAGGATGAAGCGAGGCTTGCTGACATTGCATATTGGCACGCTCGCGGCTACAAAGAGAGGTGGAGCGAACTTTCTGATAAAGAAATTGATTCTGGGTCAAAGAGTTTAAGAGATCATCTTTCAGAAAAAGGATCAACTGTTAGAGTCTGGCGTTCTGTTGTCACTGGTCCTCAGCAGAGTGAAAAATCTCCCGGTAGTTTTGGTATGTCTGATGCGATTTTAAGTGAAACTGAGGCAGGACAAAGATTCTTATCTTTTTCGCGTGAACCCAGAATTCCTCAAAATTTTGCTGAAGAAGATAAAAAAGGTTATACTCCAAGAATTATTGAGATGGACGTTCCTGTAAGTGCGGTAGTGGGAATAGATAAAATGAATTATGATTCTGTTGATTTTAGAGAACAGGAAGTAATTATTGATTCTAATAAATTGGCAGGAGTCCCGGTTAGATATATTACTCCTACAGGATTATCAAAATTAGGTAGAAAAACAGAAGATGATCTTGGGGTTGAAAGAAGAAATCCTTTATATCAATCCGTTTCAGTAGAGCCTAATTCTGGAAAAAGACAAGATGCTTCGTTCCTTGAAATGATTGCGCCTAGAAAAGATCCCACTGCAATAATTGATGATATAGCCCAACGTAGAAACTGGGCTTTGGAGGCTTATAACGGAAACTTTGATAATGTCCCAGCATTCCTTCAACAGGGAATGGACAAAATGTCAATGGACGAAAGGATAAACAAATTATTTGGTATTTCCCAAGCAGAACTAGATTTTGCTGAAAAATATCTCATGGAAAGGTATAGAGCGTCGGATCTGCAGTCCTTGGTAGATAATAAAACTATTATTTATGGTCCACATGTTGAAACTATTGATGCAATTGCTCAAAGAAAAGGAATTTTCAGATCAGGAAATGATAAAAATGCTTTAAAAAATATATATGTACGTCCTTTGCCTATTACTGAAACTCCCGGCCTAGCCTCCAGCGTTTGGTCAGAAAAAAGAATTACAGGTCCAACACCCGAATTTGTTAAAAATAACCCCTTTGGATTTAAACCACCTAAACCAATAATGCCTAAAATTGCAAATGGCGGTCCCGTTAAACTTGCAAATGGTGGTGTTCCTGCTCTAGTTTCAAACGGTGAGTACTTCTTTGGCCCAGATACTGTTAAGCATTATGGTAAAGGGTTTATGGATAATCTTAATGCTGGTAAACTTGCTACCGGAGGTCTTGCTGGTGGAAGGATTGTTGGTCCCGGCGGTCCTAAAGACGATTTAATTCCTATGACATTACCAGAGCATTCTTATATTATTAATGCTGCTGCTACTCAAAAAATTGGTACCCCAACCCTTGATGCAATTAATTCTAAGAAGTTTTCTACAGGTGGAATTCTTAAATTCCCAACAGGTGGTGGAGTACCATCTAGAATGGTTGCTCCCGGTCATCAAATATCAATGGACCTTCCTAGCGAGGTTCTAACAGGACTTGATCGTACCGGCGGGATAAGTAATATGTTTAATCCAAACGTAAAATTACCATCCCGTATTCAGGATTTTGAAGTTTCTCAACAACGTAGAGCAAATGTGGAACAATCAGTATTTGGAATTCCAACAACCGCTCCGTGGACAGAAAGACCAGTGTATGGCTATCTGCGTCGTGAAGGCGAATACATGGGTGCTGCTTATGGTAATGTTACGATTGACATAGAGCCAAGAAGAGGCCAGAAAGTTACAACTACTGCAGATGATTCATTTAAGATTAATACTTCTCTTACTCCAGCAGAAACATTAAGTCCCGCTCATACACAACCAGAACAGGCAAAAGTGCCGGGAATTGCCCCAGAAGGTGGATATCAACCTGCATACAGAGAAGTTCAAATACATGGTGGATCAGTCCCATTAAGTCAAATAAAAACAGCCACATACCACTTTGATTCAAATTTTGCCAATTCTCAGGGAACAAAAATTGAAGATCAGGCTAGAGAGGCTTTGCGTTTCTTAGATTGGGCAGAATCTCAAGGTATCCGTGCCAACGTAGAATTCACAAGAGGTTTTAATCATGACACTGGCATCATGGATAGAAGTTTCTTGGGCAGAGATGAATTACAGAAATATGCAGAACATGGTTGGTCTGCTGCACCTGTTGCAACAACTGAAATCAAACCTGTAGAAAGAAAGCCTGTTCCAGAAAATGTTGTCCTTGCAAATGGTGGTGTTGCTAAACTTGCTGATGGTGGAGTTCCTTCTCAAAATTGGAAATTGGGCCTTCACAATATTCCATATGATGTAGATAA